TGCGGAGGTGTCCTGCGCACCCGCGATTACGCCCGTACTGGCAGCGCTCGGACCGATGCCGATCTCGGTCATCCCCGAGGCGCCGCCGAAGATCAGCACCACGTCATCAATCGGCCGACCCTGCGCGTCCAGGACTCCGGGACCGAGAGGGTCCAGACCGATCTGAGCACGGCGCTCCCAGCCCTTCATTGGCACGATCTTGTCCTTGTCAACGAGATCGTGACGAGCGGAGTCGTCCGAGAACTGCGGTACGTCGAACACGAACTTCGGAGCCCAACCAAGGTAGCCTTTCCAGCAGTTCAGGTCGGTCTGGATCACTTCGGTCATCACGTCGCAGCGCGGCTCGACGGCGTTCTGTATCAACGCGGCGCGGTCGTACTTGCGCACGTCACCGCTGTTGAGCCCGGCCGGAGAGTTACCGCCGATCTGCGAGAGTGGCACACCCCACAGCTCGAGCAGTTCGTCGCGGTTATTCGTAAGCAGCTTGACAACCTCTAGCTGCTGCATGTCCGCGACGGTCTTGGTGAACTCGATGGGATAGCGGACTACCTGAGCGCGCTTGGCGGCGTCCGGCTGCTCGGTGATGTTCCGCCAGTCGCGGACAAGCTGCTGGTAGATGTTGTCGTTATCGATGACGCCCTGCTTCGGGCTGATGATGCCCGAGAGCCGCCCACCGGAGGCAACGACGGAAGTAGCGTGCCGATCCAGCGCCTGACCGAACTGGATTTTATTGATCGCCGATACAACCAACCCGACGCCGAAGAAACCCTCATCCGGCTCCTCCAGGTTGAACTGCAACAGGTCCGCGATCTCCAGACGTTGCGGCTTCTGGCCACGCTTGTCCGCGTCGAGCAGCCAGTAGGCCAGGTTGCCGTCGTCATCCGTCATCGGCGTGAGGCGGTCCGGTCGGATGTACAGATACGACGCGGGGATGCCGTAGGCGTCCACCTGGTCTTTGTACCAGAACGATGGCCCGCAGATGCCCATGTGCCTCGAAGTCAGGCTCCACATGGCCCGGCGAGATAACCGCTGGCCTTCCGTGTTGGCCTGCGGGTTGCTCAGCAGCGTATAGGCTTCCTTCGCTCGCGGGTCCGCATACGTGTCGTCTATCGTCTCACCGTCCGGGTCCTCCAGGTGCCAGCCCACCTTGCCCTCGCCGCCGGGGATAGGTGAGCCCGCGATAGCGCCGGATATAACTCGCTCGGCTGCGCGTATCCAGGACACCTCACGCCAGAGCGTGGCCGACTGCGCCATCAGCTGCTGAGGGGAGCGCTTGAGTACGGTGTTCAGAGCGTACTCGGTGAGAAGCGGTCCCGCCCCAGGACCAACGGGACCGGCCTTGACGGGACCGGCGGGAGGAAGCGCCGTTTCCACGCGCCGCTGAGGGACTAGCAGACTCACGTCATGGTGCCCTCTCCGCGCTCCTCTACGGTTCGCCGGTCGATTACGGCTGCCAGGCTGAACGCCTCAGTTGCCAGAAAGAGTAGAGCCAGGGGAAGCCAGACGAGCCCGAACCCTACCGCGCCGGCTATCGTGCCGGAGAGGATCAGGCGGTCGAACTTGTCAAGCTTCATTCGGCCTTCTCGCTGTAGGAGTCAGCACCGAGCATATGAAACCCAAAAGGACGTTCCTCTTTGAACGCCACTCTTACCTCAGTGCGCACGGCGTGATGTATCTCCTTCGGCAGTTGAGCGCGGAGACGGGCCACATCACGCTCCAGCGCGGCGATACGAGCGGCGTGGCCGGTGCGCTTGGTCTTACTCACGTCAGCCTCGTTCCACAGTCCTTGCACCACGTGTAACCCGGAGGGTTGCCCCGGTGTCGGCACTGGCTCGGTAGCTTGTGAGTGTTCTGGTGGAAGCCTGTCGGCATCGGCCCGGAGTCGCCCAGGTCCGGCACTCCAGCCGGAGCGGAGCCCGGGAACATCTCGGACCAAAGGAGCGGCTGCTTGCTCACATCGATTGGATCAGGCATCTAAGCGATACCCCCTGCCGAAGACAGTGGCTGAGCGAACGGGTTTGCCCCAGGCCCAAAACTCATTACAGCATATCGTAGCGCATCGCAAGCGTCGTCACCAACCTCAATCGGACGTTCCTGCAAGCCGCCGCCTCGGGCGGGCATCCAGACGTAGCCCGGCATCTCGGAGAGCAGGCCGGAGCAGGCCGGGGCTACCGTTAGGCCGTGAGCGATGGCCTCGGTCACAGCGTTGATGCCCGGCAGCACATCGTTTGTCGCGGGCTGCATCGGTATCCCTGCTCGCTGGCATTGGAGGATGTGCTCCGGCTGGGACGGGTCCGCGTAGAACATCTCGACTTCATAGCGGTCGCGCAGCTCAATCAGGTACGGGATAACGTCGCCCACGGTCGCGCCGTGCTCGTAAACCTCCGCCAGGACTGATAGCCTGCCCTCCGAAACCTGCCCGACGATCTCACACGCGAACGCATGGACGAAGCCCCAGTCAACGCCGGCATGGACGTGGCGGAACGGACCTTCGACGCTCCGTATCTGCGAGTCTGAGAGCGTCCAGATCACGCCCTCGGCGCCTACCCATAGACCTTTGCCGAGTCTCTGAGCGGCGGCGCTATCACCTAGTTGCGCCAAGCGTTCGAGGTAGTCGTCTCCGAGGAACTTGTTGTCGTGGATCGTGTACCACTCGCGGGCCGCAGTCGGCGGCGTGAAACGCATCTTGAGCCAGTGCTTCGGGGGTCCGGGGTTCGTCGCGGCCGCGAGCTGGTGCCACGGCATCCTTGGGTCCCTGAGTCGCCCTTGGAGCATGATCCAGTCGGACTCGGTGAGCTCCACCGCCTCGTCTACGAATCCACACGCGAGGTCCAATGAGCCCACCTTGCTTGGCGCGCCTGTGATCGGGTCCGGGTCCAATCCGAGGAAGTAGATGCGAGAGCCGTTGTAGAGCTCGACCCAATTCTCGGACTTGTTGCGCTTGGCGATCTTCGAGGGCTCGGCAACGTCGCGCCAAAACGTCCGCTCAGTCGTGGCAGGCAAAGACGCGGCGACCTTGCGGAACATCCCGAACTGCGCACCTGGGTACTTCCGGGCTAGGTACCAGACCTTCTCACACAGAACCCGCGACTTGCCGGCGCCCATCCAACCCGACGCGACAGCCTCAGCAGCATGGGAGTAAAAGAACCGCTCATGCGCCTCTGAGGCAAAGTCGGCCGGCTCGCCCATCTCACGGAGCCATCGGTGTAACTCAGGAGTCGGAAGCGATGCCAGCACGATCGGTTAGTTCCTTGCGAATGGCCGCCTGTAGCGCGGCCTTCTCTTCGTCGTTGAACCCATCGGTAATCGAGACGTGTTCAGTTCGCTCGGTCACTCCACCTCGCAGGAGTTGCGTCTTGTCGAAGGCTATGCCCAGCAAGATCGGCAGTTCCTCGGGCTCAAACTCCTTGATCCTAGTCACGATCTCGGACATTACGAGGTGTACTAGCACCGTGAAACCCTCGGTCATATCAACCTGAGTTTTAGCCCGGAATTCAGCAAACTGGGGCTGCTCTAGCCAGTAGCGGATAGTGGACTCGGGGATGCCTGTTTGCTCTGACGCGGCAGCAATGCTGGTAGTCTCGGCCGCCACTATAGCCGCAAGCTTCTCAGGCTTAGAGCGGCGCTTGTAGTGCCGCGGATGACCCGCCGCGGTGCCGGGGACCGCGTGCGACTCTACTCGGTGCGAGGTGGTCTGTCCGTTGGGAGCGGTCATGGCGTCATCCTACTCTCGCCAACGCTGCCCGTCGTCGCGCCACTTACCCGCTACGCCGCCGCACGTCTTGGCCGGGTCGCAGTGCCGCTCGACTCGTTGATCGAGCACGAGCGCCCAGAGAAGGACGAGGACATTCAGCACCACGATAGCGGCAGCGATCAGCAACACGAGCGTCATCTTTCTAACCTCCTGCAATCAATACCAACCGTGGGCGTCGCGGAACGCGGCGGCCTGACATAAGCCGCCGTACTTCGTCGTCGTATACCAGATCAGCCAGCGGATTTGCGTCTCGGGGTTCTCCTGCCAGTCCGCTCCGGCGGACGCCATGCGAGAACCCGGAAGGGCCTGAGGAAGTCCGTATGCTCCCGAGCCCTCGTGGTTCGAGGCGTATGGGTTCCAGTGGCTTTCGTGCCAGACGATGCCGTAGAGGCAGTTGTAGTCGCGCGGGCCGAGCAGCCGGAGCGCCCAGGCCTGAGCGTCCGCGACCGTCGGGACGTGCTCGACGTAGCGCCACGCGCTGCCGGGATGAGGGATAGTCAGTTGCAAACCTACATTCTGTGGGACGGCAACCGGCATAACTGCGAACGTGTGCGACGGCAACGGCTGCACAGTTGGCTCCGCAGTTGTCGCCTCGCCGATCGACTGTACCGGAGCCATCGCCGGAGCTGCTAGAGCCGATCCTGTGACTGTCACCCACAGGACGCCCAGCAGCAGGAGCCGTCTCAAGCAATCGTCCTGCTACAGCGCCGACAAATGCGCGTGAGGAAGGGGTTGAGCCGGTGCCAGCCACAGGCACACGGCTTGTGACCGAGCACGGCGCAGAGAAGTCGCACGACATACCTCCTAGTCTAGTCACGGTGGGTGCGTTGGCAACGGCTGCGCGGCGGCGTTTGCAGTTGGGGGTGCAAGTCTTCATTGTCTAGTCCAAATACAAGCAGTACTCAGCCGTGACGCGGCCCTTCACGGGGTCAACGAAACGTAGCGATTGAGAGGGACGCCCCACGGATGCGAGCTGTTGCTGCGCATAGGTGTTGTACGACTCCGTGGAGCCGTTGCAGCGAAACGTCACATGGTTGAGGGTCAGCCGAGTCGGCTGGTGCCAGTGCCCGCAGTCGATGTCCACGTCGCCGCCGGCGTTGAACCCCACCGCGAAGTCATCGATTGCGCCGAGCGCCCAGCCGCCGACGTGCTTCTGGATCGAGTACCACGGCATCCCCGCGGTTCCGCGAAACTCCTGCCCGTGAATGAGGAGGCTCCGATATTTGCCGATGGCTGCGACGTGATACCAGTTCGCCTCGCCTACCGGATCGGTCATGTGATGGACGATGCGCGGCTCGTCCTTGGTTAGTTCGGCGGCGAAGTGGTACAGGATGCGGTCGGCGTTCGTCTCGGGGTGCATCTCGCGTCTTTGCGATCCGCCGATGGCGCCATGGTTCCCGTCTACTTCCCATGCCGTGACTACACGAAATGTACTTGCGAGACTGCGCAAGAGGTTGACGTACAGCGCCGTGCCGGTAGCGAGTTGGCGGTACAGCGATGCGTCGATGCGATGAGCCTGGCCGGGGAAAACTAGTTCTCCTTCCAGGAGATCGCCAATCGTCAAACAGTGCAGTTCTTTGACGGGTCGGGACTTAGAGTGCAGGGCCACTATCTCTTTGACTTTCTGGGTCAATGCTTGGATGCGTTGGGCGCAGACCTCGGAGTCGTAAGTCGGCGTTTTCTTGCCGAGTTGCCAGTCCGACAGAACCAGCACGGCGACTTCCTCGTGGCCGCGACGATGATCGACCGCAGGCTTTGGAACGGGCGGAATGTCGATGCCCCGGAAGGCGTCAAGACTCGCACGGTAGACCGCCTCCACTAGATCGGTCTTGGTTGTCCTGGCCTTGTCGAGTGCCAGCAGGGTGTTATGGAGGGACTTGCGTAGCCCCTCGATCTCCGTAGCCGACTCGACGGCATCTCTCAGAGCTGGCATGGGGCACCACTACGCTTCTTTGTCCCGCAGCGTACTAGACCTGTAGCGTTGGTGCGCATTTGCATCCCCCCGCACGGTGACGACGCAGCACGGCAGGCTTGACGACGAACCCGTGAACGAGCCTGATTTGCTCGGCGAGTATGGTGGCCTCGATGTCCTCCGCGAGCAGTCCGTCCAGTTCAGCCCTGTCCTCCTTGGAGAGTTGCGCCCGGAGTAGAGCCACAGTACAGAACACCCGGACGGGCCTGTCAGCCGCGACTACGGCGTCTCTTAGCTTGCCCATTACGCCTCCTTGACCGGACAGGTTTGGAGCCCGCCCGAGTGGTGAAGTGCGGAGCAACATTCACAGTAGCGCACTCGCGCAATGCAGCCGTCCTTTCGGCAGGGTGGATCGGGCATCATGGGGAGCACCGTGCGGTACGTGAACGAGCCGCATGGCTGCTTACCCACTCGAAAATTGTCGTCGCTCACTTTGCGGTCCCGGTCACATCGCCTAGCATCCTCTGAGGCGGCAGGCTGCCTCGGTGGCCGATCTTGCCCTGATGATAGGGGACCAACGAGGGGATGATTCGATGCAGTTCCGCTGTCTGCCAGCGAGTGACCGCAACGCAGCCATTCGATAGCCCCTCCGACCGCTGGTGAGAGGGTGGTTTCGTCAGCATCGGGTAGGCGCGGAGTGATCTGTCGCTTCGGTCGGTCAATGCGCTCATGTCGCATCTCCTAGTCTAGTCACGGTGGGAGTCTACTCCTGCCAGGAGCCGCTCGAT